TATAAATTCTACTCCTTAATTCAAAATCAGGAGTATTATTATATAGTACAATAGCATCCTCAGTTGCTTGAGTAAAGTATTGTACCCCCTTCTTTTTCTTCTTAACTACAACTTCTTCCATTACTTAATATTCTTAATAATGAAGGCGTTTAATATTGTTTGAATACTTTGAATTTGGGTGAAAAAGAATCCTACTTCATCATCGGATTTGAAACTGCCTTTAGCATCTACTTCCATCATCTTTTTTTCTGATTCCTCAATGACATCGGAAATCTTATTAAGATAGGACATATAACCTGTTAGGATATCCTCCTGTTTTTCGTTTTTACGGAGGAGGTTAAAGGTCGTAAATCCAAAAGTTACGACCAGAATTGAAAGGATAATAATTGTTAGTATCATAAATTGTCTAATAAGTTTTTTAATCCTTCACTTTTCACACTACCTAATGCTTTTTGTTTAGCAGCAGCGGGTGTTGGATATTTTTTATTTGACTCTAATGTATATTTTTTCTTTTGCTCATCCAAGTTTGAATTGAATTTAGGTAACCACTCGTATTCAAATTCGATTCTTGCGGCCATTAAATCTGCCTGGTGTACAATAAGTGGGAGTGATGTACGAGGTTTTTGCTCGGGCATAAATCCCATTAAATATTTTTTATTACCTTCATCATATAAACCATCATGAGTCTGGATAGTAATCATTTCATTAAAGGAATATGAAATACCATGGGATTGAAGTAAAAATAAACTACGATCAGGAACAGAAGCAAATGGGATTTTTTTATTAAACATATAGTCTTCACCAAGTTTATTACGTCTCCATTCATCTGTTTGAGGGATATAAGATTCATTTTCCTCATCACCCATTTTACCTAAATCATGGTTAAGAGCAGAAAATACTAGTTCTTCTTTAGTATAAGTAGATAAATCAGCACCCATCATACCCCATAATTCATGAAGATGAAGAGCACCTTTAATAACACGATTTACGTGATCTACGTAACCACCAGGAAAAGCATTATGATATTCTTTTTTAGGAGAAGCAGGCATTAAAATAAGTCTGTCCTCAAATTTTTCATAAAACTCAATTAATTTTTCTTTACGTGGGGATTGAATATGGTCTTTAATATAACCAATTAATTCAACCCAATTGGATTGGATTTGTTCCGCTGTTAATTGCATAACTATTAGTATTGATTAATTTCTCCGGGACCTAATGGTTCCTGTTGAACGAATGCTTTAGTTTCTTGGATTAATTCTCTTACTTCTTGAAGTACCTCCTCAAATTGTTCTCTCGAACCTTGGCGACTTAGGATAAAATGCAATTTCTCAATCCCACCCTCGGCTCGTTCCAACCGTCTCATCATTATTTCTCTATTCTTCATATTTTCTTATTTTTCTAAACTCTCGTATCCCCAATATACAAATAAGAAATGGTGACGCCAAGCTTACTTTAAGATACTTTCAAGGAAATCTTGAATCTTTTTAAGATGCGCACATTTTTCGTATTCTTCCAATTCCTGGAAGTATAATATTACTACTTTAGTATAGGTAAGTAATATTTCGTCTGCGTAATGTGTTAAAGCGTTTTGATGTAGTGTCTCTTTAATATCGATTTTATTAATCCAATACCAAGCTCTATTATACATTATAAATTCACCGGCATTCTCTACATCATTCATATCTAATTCACCGTCTAAGTCTTTAAATGAATTAAGTACTTTAGCGTTGAATACTTTATGATTATAAATAAGTTTTTTGAACATTCCAACCCAAAACATAGGGTGTTGTTTGTAATCTTCTAATAGATAAGACATATCCTGATTGCTATCAGAATCGTGTTTAGGATTTTTGTCCTCACCACCAAATAATCCAAATATTTTATTTACATCCACGTGCATAAATATGCAATATAACTAATACTATAGCGTTTATAATAACATTTAATACCCAGATCACGGAGTTGTGCGCTGGTTTGTCTAATATAACTATATACAAAGAGCCGACTAATGCCGGCTCTCTATAAAATATTTAATATTTAATTACTTAATATCGCTAGATTCAATAAGTGTATAAGTAAATGATTTACCATGAATAGCAGCTGATTTTCTAGCTAATACCATAAATGCATCAAAGTCAGCAGACTTTTTAAACACTTGACATCCTTCAGACCAGTTTTCTACGTAAGTAGAATCTGCACCTGCTTTATGGATATTAATACCAAAGATACCTTCTGCAATTTTAGACTCATCATAAGTCATATCTTTATTAGCATCACGATATACTTTAACTGGTTTTTGTTGTTTTAAAGCTTCATATTTTCCTTGGTGTAAACCTAAAGTATGTGAACCTCTATATTGACCTTCAACTAAACGAGCCACACCAGCAGCATTGTGAAATTCTTTAACACCTTTAGTTCCTGGATCAGTAGTACAAGTCCATTGATGAAATTTCCATACACCACCTTCTTTATAAGATACAGTCATTGTATCATCAAATACGTTTGTAACTTTGTTACCGGTTGCAGAGTTTCTAACTCCAACAATGTTTAAGTCGAAGTCTTTTGCACCTTCAAACCATACATACCCTTTGCCTTTAACGGCACCTTCAATTTGTTCTCTTGTGTAAGCCATAATAATTATTCTTCTATGTTATCTTTATCTTCTTCGTGTTTGTCTTTTTTGTTCATAAATTTATCGACTGAAGCGATACCAAATGAACCTAAAATAATTACCATAAATCCATCAAAGATGAACTCGTTAAGTACTAAAGCTGTACCCATGTAACCTGTAACTAGGTCTACAATAAGAGCAATTACTAGCATAAAGAATGCGATAAATCCTACAACGGCTTTTTCGTTGATTGAGTTGTTGTCATCGAATAATGACTTGAAAAATTGTTTCATGTTTGTTTGTTTTTAGTTTTTTTAGTTTAACAAACACAACTAATTAAATGGAACGTTTATTGATAAATATTAAAGAGATTTTGAAGCGCTCTTTAAAGAAGTTTGTAGTGCTTTTGAAAATGCTTTTTTATTTAAAGGTACTTCTCCACCTTCTACGTTTAAAAACATAGCAAATACAAATGTTTTTTTAATACCTGTCCCTTTATAAGATATACCTTCTTTTACAATTTCAGTCTCAATGATATAGTCTTTTTTTAACCATTGAACACCCATTATATTTACAATTTCTTGAGGTGATTCAATTTTATTGATAAATACTTCTACTTTTATACCTCCAGAATCACAAACAATAATACCTTTGTTTGATAAAATTTCTTCTACCTCTTCTTTAACACCGAAGGTAATATCTCTATCACCAACAGTTTGTATTTTAGTTTGATTAATAGGAGGAGCTACATAAGTACAATTAGGTCCTGATAATAACATAATAATTGGGGTTACAATTTCTAATAACATATTAATAAGTTTTATTCAAAGTGAAAATATCCGAATATATAGAATTATTAACATTAGCGGCACCCCATTGAGCGGTAACTGTTAAAGTATTTTGAATTGTTGTATTAAACCCAGTAGATGTTTCTGTACTAAATAGTTCACCTTCAAAATTTGTAGAAGCATCTTTAATATAAGTGAAATTTCCCCCTGTTACAATAGAAGCTACTCCTGATCCTCCTAATGTTCTAACTGTAAAATATAATTCTAATTTATAGTGTTGATTAGTAGTTCCAGCTAAAGTAAGAATACCAGTATCAGCTAATAATATACTATTAGCTTTAACTCTAATACGTAATGTATTATTATTTTGAGCAGAAATATGACCTGTTGATATAGCATAAAATGAATCTCCAATTGAAAATCCATTTGCAGGAACTGAAAGAGTACCTACTCCTGTTGAAATTAAACTGGTTTCAGTTGTAGTATTTGTAATAGGAGTACTAGAAACTGTTTGGGTAAAAAGTCCGTAATTATTTCCAGGAGCATATAGTATTGAACTATAAGTAGCTTGTTTAGTAACATTGTCTTGTACAACAGGAAACACATTATTTGGTTGTAAAGCACTAGCTGAGGGCAGTTGGTCTATAGGTAAATCTGGCATATTTTTAAAAGTTTAATATTATTTTTGATCCGTCTTGTTGTAGTAAATAGTAACCATCTTCTTGAAGTAAGTTAGCAGGATAATCATAAACACTACAAGTATATAATGTAATATATTTCTCACTTCCACTTATCCATCCTAAAGCTGTGTTAATATAAGTAAATGGAATTTGTCCTCTTCTATCAGGAAGTCTATTTATTGTATCTACTGTATCTGTTGAACCTGTAGTTGCAGTAACATAAAATAAAGGTGTTGCTGAACTTGAAGGTTCATAACTTTGTGTATATGAATCTGTTATAAATGTATATCCATTTATAGCACAAACTTCATAACCCCAAGTCAAAGCAAAAGAACCAGAACCCACAAAAGAAGCTGTAGCATAGGAAACATTCCCTACATCAACAGTTCCCGAAGTTGCGGTACTAAGATTTAAATTAAATGAGGTTAAATTAGACATTTTTATTATAAATATTAATAAGATATAGAACCAGAATATCCAGGAGCAATAAGATAATAATTTAAAGTTCCACCTGAGGTTAATGTAGAAGTAGTAATAGATGAAACACCAGGATAAGTAACTCTAACGTTACCTGATGTTGCTTTTATAGAATTATATTCAGATACAGTAAATAATCTAGCATCTACAATACCATCCCAACTTGTAAATCTTCCTGCTTTTCGAGCAAATAAATAATATTCATCTGCAATATTAAGTCTACTATCATTATTTAAATCAAACATATGATATGAAAGACCATTAACTGTAGTTTTACCTAATAAAATATTAGCAATAGCTAAACCATCATTATTTGTTAAAGATTGAGTAACTGAAGGAACGTCTATTTGAATATAGTATTCTTTAGAAGGATCATAAGTTTCGGATATTGTAAATCTTCCTGTTGAATTAGTATAAACTGTTTTATATAAAGACCATGAAGAAGTTGTAACAAGATAATCAAATTCTAATACATAAGGTAAAGAAACAGCATTTGGTAAATCATTCCATTTACCTCCCGATACAAATTGTACATAATCCTCATTACCAGCATTATTTGGTTCTCCACCATTCCAAGAAGTATAAGAATATGTTTCCCCTGTAACCCATTTCCATGTGCCTTCGGTTACTTCATCTGTTAACCCAATCCATCCTGAGGGCCATAAATTATATAAAAAATTATTTTCTGCTGAAGTAGTTACTGTTACTAAGTGTCCCCCCATAGCATCACAGTTTGATTTTGCTTGAGTCCAATAAGCAGATCCTGTAGAACGATAATATGAGTGTCCGTTATAGTTGTTTTGTGAAGTAAATCCTGTAATAGTTGAGTTTGTTCTTCTATATAATTTTATAGGAACATTTACAGCACCAGAACCATTTGCATTATAAATATATCCACTATAAGTGAATTGAGCAAATAAATCTGTTGTAAAAAATAATAATATGATAAATAACCACCTCATAATATTAATTTTGCACCCATTAAAACTTGATAATTAACTACGTTTTGACCAGCCAT